TTATTTGTCAATTTTAAACTTAAATACAGTCATCCAAGTTAAAATCAGTGCTGGCAAAAATCCAATATTTAAATTAGATGGATTTAAGAATATCGAATGAAAGTCTTTTAAATTTATATATTCAAGCTTTAAATTTTCAACTAAAGATTGATATAATGCAAAATAAATTATTGTCCATTGTATAATATGTTCTAATACTAATATTTCCTCTTCTTTCAAAGTTATTTTACGCAAAGTTATTTTCACTATAGTAATTTGCATTATCCCTGATAGCAAAATTTGAATTAACCCTAGCCAAAAGTGGTCACTATCTTCTAAATTAAAAAACAATGATATTAAAACAAGCAACACTGCGGATAATAAAAGAGAAGCATAACCTAAAATCACAAAAAGAACACCGTACATTATAGACTTTACGAATAAGAAATAGTTATGTTTATTTGTCAAAATATAGCTAAGTACACACATTAATAAAAGTAATATGATTACCTTAATCATATCTTACGACCTTTCATATTAAATTTCATACAAAAAAACCAGCCGCACGGCTGGCTATAAATACTTTTTGAGGTCATTACATAGTAATGTCCTTTTTATTATATCATAACTAAAATAAATTTCAAATAATATAAATGCTTTTTCACATAATCTAAAAATTTAACGTTCTAGACTTTTTAACTATGCACCCTCAATGTTTTAAGTCCTGACTAGTAATGTCTGAGAGCTCTGTGCTATCTGTTATACCTATGGATATATAAAAACATAAAAGCCTTCTTTTACAGGAAGACTTTTATGTCATAAGCTTATATCTTAAACGAAAGATACAAGTATTATAGCATCCCACTAAAATGAAACAACAGTGTGTTTTACACTTATATAAAAATAAGTTGAAAAACAACAATAAAATATTCTGTTCTTATGTTATCATACTATAAGCTTGAAGTAAACACCATATTGCATCAAACCTAAAAATATTTTGATTATTTATCGAGCGACATTTGCATTACAAAGAAAATAACCACGCAGGAATTGGTTTAGGTGGTGTGGCGACTTTAACAATCTTATGCCGCTATGATATGTATTGAGTGACGGGCAAAAAGGGTATCAATTGCCGGGATAAGTGTTAAGTTACCAGGCCGCTTAACAGGCTATATAGTTCACTCCTACTATATACAAGTAATTATAACATAAAAAACAGGCAAGTACCGAAGTACCTGCCTACTACTCACGATTTCAACTTGAGAGAGAAGTGTTAAGTAAAGTATAGCTTTATTATATCATAATTACCCGCCAACGCAATAAAAATTTTCTGAATATAGTGCATTGATTTTCGAACTTTCTTTTCAGGAAAACATCCCTCGACAGAAATTGTCTGCCTAAAAAGGAATGAAGCGTAATCATTATATTTGATCAATAGCCTGCGAAAATTATGCGGTTAATCAAAAATTAAAAATAACCACCTAGTAATTAATATAGGTAGCGTAGCGAATGTAACATTTCTATGTTGTTAAAATATATGTATCGGAGAGTAATGACAAGGAAGAAGTCTCCTGCGGGACCAACAGTCAGATATAAGGCCTCTGCCGGGCTATGTAGTTCACTCCTACTACATACGTTTACATTATAACATAAAGCACTCCCCACAAAACATTATATGGGGAGTACTAAAGCCATCTTTATACTACGGGGGTAGTATGAATCATGCTTTCTATCATAAGGCGAAAAATACCCAGTGACATGCTTGGGTAAACAAGGATAGATGTAAATAGTTGATGCATGTAACACAACTATACCATATAAAGGTATGTACTACCATAGGTCCTAATGTTAGTTGAACACCTTTTGGACTTTGAAGTCTAAAAAAAGACAGACACGAAAGTGCCTGTCTAAAGTTAGAATTTTAGCTTAGAGAGAAATATTGAATAAGCTTCTACAAAGATAATATCATAAATATTTTATTTATTTCAAATAAAAAGACAAGTACCGGAGTACTCATCTTATTGTAATGTATATAATAACTACAGGAAGGTCTTTCTATATAGTAATGTAACATAAATCATTTCAATTGAAAAGAAAAAAGCAGGTGCTTAACACACCTACCTTAATAAAAACTGTCTGCCAACTTATTTTAACTGATTTATCCCTACATGTCACTTAAAAATATTTATATAAACACTAACTAGGCGCTACAAAAGGCTGAATTTCCCAAAGCTGCTTATTCGATTACCCGCTTTGTCTACCTCCCCTGTGGCAATGTAACGACGTTGTCCACTATTGGCTATATAAGTAATCCATCTATAACCATTGATACAATAGGCGCCGTCATACATAATTGTTGTGTTGTTAGGTAGTACTCCTGTGATCCTTGAATTAGTTGAATAGCCATCTCTTACGTTATTACCTTTAACATTAGCTACTGTGTAATTGCCTTGTTCTTTTTTGTATGGTACGCCCTTGCTATCTAAGGTATAACCTGCTGGTACTGGTGGATTCTTTTCGTTTTTAACTGGGGATTTAACCTCACTAGCTACTACACCACCAATTGGCTTACCATGAATCGCACCAGCTATTAATTTAGAGTACAAGTCGTAATTTTTCTTAATCCAATCCATATCATTTTTATTAGTAATAAAACCTAATTCAGATAAGCGATAATTGATATTTATTTCAGCTGATACATTAACGTTTAATAAGTCATTACGCGGTGTTACACCTCTTATTTGTCCTAAGTTATTTTTAATAACATCTTGTATACTGTTATCAATCGTATCTGCATTGAATTGACTTGAGATAATAACATGACCACCACTTGCGCTTTCTCCTGCTGCGTCTAAATGTATTTCTAAAACAATGTCATATCCCTGTGATTTAACCCAATATAAGCCATAGTCTTTTTTATTACCTACATTAACACCGTATGCAGTATCTTGATACATGTCTTGTGATTGACTTGAGCCACCATATAATGCAACTTCATGACCTGCATGTCTTAAATACTTAGCGATATTGGGCGTTATATATTTACGAATAAAATCACGTTCGTTTGTTCCGTTTCCTACTGCTCCGGGATCGTTATAACCATGACCGGCTACAAGCATAATTTTTTTAGGTTTAATTACTGCCTCTTTCTTTGCGACCGCTTGCTTGATAACACCTTTAGCTTTATCGCCAACGCTTAAGCTGTTAGGGAAGTTTAATCTAATAAAATACATTGGATTGTCATAATAATGAACATGTCTTGTAACAGTTTCAGGACCCCAACCAGGTTGCGCAACACCATTAGTCCATCCTTTACCGTTCCAGTTTTGACCAAATGATGTGAAAGTGTTTAGATTCGCGCTTTCAACAATTTCAACATGACCAGCTCCACCACCATACTTTGATGGAAAGACGACAATGTCCAACTTTTGTGGTAAAAAGCTGTCATAGTTTTTAATTATTTGACCATATTTTTCAATCTTCGCTTTATTATCAAACGGGATATTATAAGCATATAAACCTTGCAGCCTTTCGCCTGTCGCTAACATAAAGAACATGTTGGCGTAATCATAACACTGAAATCCATACCAACCATCTGGGTTAAATTGTTTCCCTAATGAATTGTCAAACCATTTTTCTGCTTGATTTTTTGTCATTAACATAAATCATCACCTACCCTAAATCATTTGTATCGTTCATATTTGTAGGTGCCATTACTTCTTTGATAGGTGCTTGACCTGTTGCTTTTCTATATTTACTTTCAGCTTTATATTTCTTTAATTTTTGATTCGCCCAACGTCCTTCTTGTGATGTTGGATTGTCTTTATACGTAGTGTATAAAGCAATAACTGTTAAGATGGTCGATGAAATACTTTCTTCATCAACTGGAATAGGACTTAAACCTTTGTTCGCTAAAAACTGATTGACTAACGCTAAAATTAATACAATATATCTTGTTATTACTTTTGCTTCCATTTGTTTGCTCCTTTTATCCAAAATAAAAAGACGACTAATAAGCCGTCTATTTGATATTTATAATATGATGTGTTAATTTATATATAGAAAAAGGGCAACATGCGGATACATGTTACCCTAGTGAGCCCGTTAAAAAGACGGTGGCTTCTGTCTAATAATTAATTATTTAATAAATAATAACCATCGAACCTGCCAAAGTTAGCGATGGTTATTTTTTATGGTTTAATTTAACAATTGCGATGACCAAACCTAGTAAAGTAACGATAAACATACCGAAACTAAACATCAAATTTAGTGCATCAACAATAGATACCACAAAGGCGTCTCCTTTCTAAAGATTTTAGTAATGCCGACATAGGCATCACCTCCTTATACTCAGATAGCCACCATCTATCCAACTTGCTCACTTCTGTATATTACCATAATTACAACAATAATAAAAAGCCAGTGTCAAAGCACTGACCTTTAAAAATTACTTACATTTACCAAACCAAAAACACGTCCAGAAACTGTAACCTAAAATTCCTTTAAGCATAGTAAACACCTCTCTTATATACCCATAAGCATACGTAATAGTGCTATAATTAGCGACCCAAATATTGTCCCGACTAAACCAAGCACCCACATCTTCATATCACGTATGTTTTTATCGTTTTCTTTCTTATTCTTCTCATCTATTTCTCTTTCTTTTTGAATAGCATCTAAGGTTTTGTCCAATTTAATGTTAACTTGCTCTTGAGTTTTTTGACCTAATTTAATCTCATTGAGTGTGCTAAGCATTGTTTTATCATTCTCTTCTAACCTTCTGATGCGCCACTCATGTTCGTGTCTTTTGAACCACCCCAATTCAGTACACCCGCTTTCTAAAGAATAAAGACTATGAGTATCTAACTCATAGTTTTTCATACTGTTTCAGTGTTAACTGTTACCTCTGGAGATAAATCTGATCTTTCAACTACTTCTTTAACTACTTTCACACGTTGTTTTTTGTTAGTTAATTGATATAACAAATTTAATGTCTCTGCAATTTTCTTCGCATTTTCCTCAGATTTAAAATCTTGAGCGTGATTAATCATTTCTGAAGTTGTGAAATTTCCTACGTAATCTTGGTAAATCACTCGTTCTGTACCTTCTTTGTCGATTTGTACTAAAATAAATCTTTCTGTATTGTTGATAATTTCTTTTGCCATAATTAAATGACCTCCTTAAATTTTTATATTATATAAAAATAGTGCTAAGGGTTACTCTTCCTCAGCACATTGTTGATTTTCTTTATTTTCTTGTATATACGCTTTTAACATCGCGTTCTCTTGTGTTAATCTCATAATTTCCTGTGATAAATAATGAATTGCATATTCAGGATTAGCTTGTAATCCTTGTTTATTGTTCTGCATTCTTTGACTCCTCCAATTTCTTGATTCTTAGTTGTTGCTCTTTGATAACAGGAATAAGATGAATCCATAAACGATCATACGCTATACCTTCAATTTCTCCTTTGTCATCATATGTGACAAACTCTTTTAAACCCAAATTCTCCACTTCTTCAGCAATCAAACCTACATATCTATCAAGTTTATAGGTGTCATCCGATAATTTTCTATCCTCTCTCAGCTCTTTAGCTAAAATTTCAGACTCAGCTTTATCAAACCATGTTCTAATAGGTAAGTTAAGAATAGCTTTTGAATGTTCCAACTGTTCATCACTATCGTTATATTGATTTTCGATAGATAGCTTATATTTACGAGCTGATGTTGAACGTCCAATTGTACCAGCAGAAGTAATATGCAAATTAGCTGCAGCTGAATAAGTACGTCTATAGATCGAGTTAGAAGCTATCCTATCCCCTGCATCATCTGAACCGACAGATAATAGGTCGGTACTCTGTATATGAATATACCTATTACCGTCTCGTCTTTTGAGCATATTAAATTTACCGTACCCTGCTTCGATGGTTGTATCTCCACCTGTCGCGTATCGACCATTAACAATTTGAACAAGTCCTTTATTTCTTTCCTTAGAAAATCTGATACCTGCGCCGTAATCATAATTTTCATCAGACCCGAACATAATATAACCGTCACTCGAATAAGCGTTATCTGCGTTAGATAATGTAAATGCAAAACGGTTTAATCCTGGCACTTTTTCAGTGTTTGGATACAAATAAACAGGTGCTTGTTTACTTTGAATGTTAGCCGATGCGTAAGAGTCGATGACAACACGGTTGTAATCTGAACTAAGTGCTACTACTCCACCGTAAGAATTGATAGTGATACCATTCATACCACTATCGCTATACGTTTTATCCCACCATTGAATCGTACCAGATGAACCACCGTCTTCACCTTCACCATCGATATAAGTCGAAATACCAAAGTGCGACATATAAAGTGAACCGCCAGCAGTATTATTCCTAAATCTCAGGTGACCATCTTTAAGACGTGTAAAAATATCATCTGTTGAACGTTTACCTCTCCAAGTACGTTGTACAATACCACCTAGTTCAATAAAATCATTCTGTATTTGAACATACCTGTTAGTGTCACCGCCTTTAATTCCGATTCTATTAACATTTATATCCAAACCCTCTGTTGATAAGTTTAAACTATTGACGATGTCGTTTTTACCAACTTTGTTATTAATACTATTAGCTACGACATTGAATTCTTTATTTGCTCTGATATCAACTTTATTACCATTGATTTTAATACCTTGATGATCTACAATATGCGAGCTTATAGCTCCGTTCTCATCGTATCTTAGCGTAATACCTTCCATAGTGTTTACAGTGATATCCGCTATGACTTTAGATAATGTTTCATTTGATTTGTTAAACTCATATTGCGATACTTTTAAATTAATGTCTCTACCATTTTGTTCAATAGAACTTTTCATCTGTCTTAGTTTTCTATCTGTATTTTGACTAACGCCATCAGTATAATTCTTCGCATTATTAAATGCATTGTTTGCTTCCTGTGATGCAATTTCATCAGTATACTTTTTATTCTCAGCTAATCCGCTTTGATATTCGTTCAAAGTAACTTTATCTTTGATTTCACCTTTTAAAGTTATCCTCTCAGCTTCAGCAGTATTCAAACGTTCAACAATACCATCTTTATCAGTTTTGTAGTCCGAAGCTTTAACGTAGTCACGTAATTGTTCTTTTGTAGACTCTCTAGCTGCTTCAATAGCTGATTTAACAACATTAGGTTCTCCGACTAACTGCAAATCTTCATTCACCGTTAAACCAAATTTTGTTGCTATTGTTTCCAACGCTTCTTTATATTTTTCGTCAGTGTATTGTGACTGTAATAATTTAAATCTATCTGAAATGGCGATTTTGACATCTTCTACATCTGTATAAACATCTTGTAATTTCTTTCTATACTCAAGAAATAAAGCTTGCGTATCTACCAACCGACCAATCGTTGCAGTTTCGGGTGTCATTGATTCTAAATTCGTTTTAATTTGATTATAAACATCAATCACAGCGTCTAAACTTGCTTGTAAGTCCGCTTTCAAATCATTGTCTACTAAGTACTCACTATTCAGTAACTCTGTAGCTTCTGACAAAAGCCTAGCGTGTTGTATAGATAAATTAATAAATGTATTGTTTAATTCACTAAATAGTGCTTTCTCTCTTGTTATACCACCTAATTTTTCAACATCATTTGGCGTTGCTTCAATCCATCGACCATTCCAATATCTACGCAAGACAGCGACATCGGGGTTACTTATATCATACCAAAGCATATCATTTACTGGATTTTCTGGTGGTGTATCACTTTTGTGAATTTTGCGTTCAAAGTATTCTAACTCACCATCTACAACATCTTTTACTATAGTGTTGATATTGCTGATATTATCGTTTAACTTTTGGTGTATTATGTTCAATCGTTTGTTAAACTCTTCTCTTAATTCAGATTCTTTGAACTCTTTAGGTTGACCGAATATATACGTGCTATTTTCTGAAATCATGTTATATTCTTCAGCTATGACTTCCGCCTCTACATACAGTGGTGGGTTAAAGTCTCTGTGTTTTACTCTAACCGTATCACCAATTGATATAATTTCATGCGGATACGTAGCTTCTAAATCAGTAGAGGTAATCTCATATGACATAACTGCTGACTTACGTTTATTTAACTCTGTTTTGGCTAAAGAACGTAATCGCGTTTCATTCATATTTTGATCGTCTGATTGTGGTTCATATATCCCCCAAATATAGCGCATAGGTAAGTTGAATTGACTTTGCGCTTCGTCATCTGTCACAACTAACTCTAAACGCTTCCCTTTGTCATTTTCGGGTCCCACAGCAATTAATGCTGTTTTAATTTCTGACATATCAATCTTTCTAGTTAACCCGACTAAATCTTTACCATATTCAATCTCTTTACCTTTGAATAAGCTATTTTTCTTTTTGAGTACCACGTATCTACCTTTGACGGTATTAGAGCTAAGCTCAATATAAAAATCTAGCACCATTTTATAAGTCGTACAAAGTTGTTTTAATACCTCGTATCTCGTTTGGTAAGAAGTCCACGATGTAGTACGTATACCATCATATTCAGTTTGTTCTGAGACTTCCCAACCTGTATCACTTAACACGTCTTTCAATGCTTCTGATGTTGTCTTTTTCTCAAATTTACCTGGTGCGTATGGTTTAGCTGTTGTTATATCAGCAAGATAAGACGCTATACATTCTATCTCTGTGTAGCCGTCCATCGTATCTTGAACCCAGTTAATAATAAATTCACGCCATTGTTTGTTTGAATCCCTTATAATAACACGATGTCGTTCACGGAACTTTTCAGCTCTTTCTGATGATATGAGCAGTTCAAGCATTTCTGAATTGTCATTAACATTACGTTTATGAATCGCTCTAACTAAGGAAGGGTCATCAGTAGAAAGGAAATCTATAATCTTGTCGTTAAAATCTAAAACATGTATCACACTCTCATCTCCTTTCTATAAATATCTATCTTGCCATTTAACCGTCGTATCAAAGACATTTTCAGGTTGTATGATTAATTCACTGTACCCAGAATCAACATTGAAATAATTACTTCCAAACGATTTCTCGCTCAACATTGGTTCCTCATTGATGACAACACTTTTTGCTTGCATATCTATTTTTACTAAATCACCTTTTTGTATAATGACATCCCTTGCGCCTTTCGGTTTCGGTAGAATCTCCGTATTGAATGAACCTAATCCATTCATCTCCATCCACTTATAACCGTTATACTTCGCACTATAGATAGCTATGATAGAGCTGGACGCTGATAAAACTTACCGCCATCTATCCACTCTTTCTCATCCATATCAATAGGTTTACGTCTATCTGGGTCTTTAATGTGATCAAATTTCCAAGTTTTAATAGAAAATTTATTACCTACTCTTCTGAGCCGCATATAAACAACGATTCTGTCCAAGTTATACATTATCGGTTTATTCTGATAGTCGTATATCTTTTTGGGGTCTCCTTTTTGGTTATACAACGTAACAACAATATGTCCTATTTTTCTATCATGATATTTATTTTCATAACCAATAGAAGCAAGTAACTTACCATCACTATCATAAATATGTTGTGCTGTTCTTCCGGCACCTTTACCTTTTTGTTCAACAATACATTTATAGGTAATTTGAAAATCTGTCATCGCTTTAGGGAGCCCTCGTTTCGTGCCAGCACCAACCCAACCTTTTGCATCAGGAAAATTAGTTGCTTTATATCCTTCGCCTAGATTGGATATCACAAAGTCGCCGCCGACCTTACCACCTAAGTCATTACTTGGGATATCTTCAGAAGTCATCTTATTCCAACCTTTGAAATCACGAAATTCAGTATGATAAACAGGAGGCATATAATCCTTAACTTCTTTGGTTACTTCATCGTCACCAACCATGAAATAATCTTCGTCGTTTTTGGTAATCATAAAATAACTAGATGGTTTTATAGCTCGAGCTTCAACAATTAAAGGTGTATCAGCGGTGCCGTTATTAACAACCGATACTTGGTCTGAAATCGCAGTATTTTTATTTCCTGTTACTGAATATTTGTAAGGGTCTGTTAGTACTACTTTGATAGTGAACTTCACTGAACCTCTTGGGTTTTTCGGTAATTTTAATGGTCCATCAAAGTATGCAAACCAATACCAGTTTTGAGATTTGAATTTAAGTTTTTTCGGCTTTAAATTGTCGATATCAAAAAATCCAACTAACTCTTCCAATATATCGTCATGCGTTTTTTGTCCACCTGGCGCCAAGACTTCATTTCTAATTATTAGAGGTAATTCAAATTCGACATCATTTAGATAACGAGCTTTAGCAATAGAACCTGCTCTACCTTTCACACTTTCCTTTTCAGTAACAAAATTAAAAGAGGGTATCTCAAACCCTCTTTGTACAACTAACCATTCAATGGTTTTATTGTCTATTTGAATTGTGTCTTGCATTAGATTATCGTACCCCCTCTTCTAAATTTAACCCTTGTAGCTTCATGACGCTCTCGCTTATCGATAGAATCGTTTACTTCATCATCGAACACATACTTATTAATAACTGGTTCATAATCCTTATCTGCAATAACTTGATTAGACTCAACCAAACTAACCAAACAATTAATAACCGCATCCAGTTTATTCTCCAATGTATGAATATAGTTTGTATCACTATTACTTATACTTGGATTTGGTAAGTTGTTTGGTCGCTTATTTTTAGAGCGGTTATCAATATCGTTAGCAGCTAAAGCTAATAATTTGTGTGCTTCGTTCGCTCTACTTGGATCAGTAGGTATTATCCACTCTGGATATCCTTCTTCCCCTAAGTGGTACAATCCGTTATAAACTTTGCCACCAGTAGCATATGCGTAATCACCAGCGCGTTTGAACGCAGCTCTCCATGAGCCTGTTCTTGGTACCCATTTACCCACGATATATCTCATAGCCGATATAGCTTGATGAGTTGGGTTGAGAGGATTATTGTAACCCGACTTTGCGTACGCTCTAAATGAAGGATCTATCATTTGGAACATACCTCTCGAAGGTATACCAGCTCTTGCGTTGCTATCCCAATTATTAACTGCATTAGCTGTATAATTGGATTCACGACTTGCAACACGCATCATCTCGTTAGTAATCCAACTCGCCTTATACCTTCCTCCTAAAATATTTTGAGCAGCCTTAATAGCTCGTCTAGCATTAGCTGCACCATTACCACCGGGTGCACTTTTGCCGCCCCCATTATTCTTTCTTAACCACGGTAACGGGTCTCTATGTCTTCCATTCCAACGCATCTCATAATGTAAATGAGGTCCTGTACTAAACCCCGTATTCCCCGATATACCAACAGTCTGGCCGACCCTAACTTGTTGACCAGTTTTAACTTTATATTTAGATAAATGTGCATAAATAACTTCTAAGGCGCCCTTTACAATTTTTACCCATTTTCCATAACCACCATTATGAAAAGGCATAACTTGAGCTCTACCATTAATGGTTGATGGAACAGGTTCGTAAATGTAATCAAAATCCAAACCTTCATGGAATGGGCGTCCGGTTTCTCGCGTATAAGCAGCAGTGTGACCGTATAAATAACGTAATTTACTCATATCTAATACACCGCCATCACCCGACTCTGCGAAAGCATCCTCAAGCCACTTGATTGCACTTTTCTTAATCTTAGACCATGCAGCTTTTGTTATATCGCCAGCAATACCCATACCTTTAGTTAGAGAACTGAAATCAACTCCAAACGCTTGAAGTACATAATTTAAAAGTTTGCCTGGATTATCGATAAAGTCCATGACATCGCCAACTTTATCGCCAAGCCATTTGGTACCTTTACCTATTTGATCTTTTGTCCAGTTAAATGCCGATGATGCACTAGATTTAATATCTTTCCACATAGTAGTACCGAAATGAAATCTCGGAAGCGTTCCGTTTAACATTGAATAAGTTTGTGCACCGTTGTATACTTTTGAGCCTTTAGGTAAATAAGCAGTAGTGTCTGTATTAGGTGTGATTACACGTTTACCATTAGGGAATTCAATCATTTCATTTCTAAAACCATTTGGACCATTTCCACGTCCTTTATCCCCAACTGTAGCGAATGTATCACGTGCAATCTTACCGTTCTTAACTAATCTTGTAGTAGTATGTGTGTGCTCTGTACCAGTGTGTAACCTAGGTATTTCATCCATACCTAACTTACCACCGACCCAGTTTAAGCCTTCAATTAATTTATTAAGTCCTTTTTTAATAGCATCTACCATACCACCGATATGATCTTTAATTTTACCAATGATGGATTTTAAACCGTCACGCATGTTTCCGAAGATATTACGTACTTTATCCCACAAACGACCAGCTATACCTACCGTGTTATCTTTAATAGAGTTCCAGATGTTTGACATCCAATTTCTTAATTTAGTAAATATATCTTTCGTCGCATTCCATAAACTTGTGAATTTAGACCTTACACCCGTAAATAACGAATGAGCCTTGCCGACGGTATTGCTTTTGATATTATTCCACGTACTAGATAACCAGTTTTTCATATTAGTGAAAATAGATTTAACACTATTGTATAAGAAACCAAAAATACTTTTCGTTGCATTCCAAATTGCAGATAATGATTTTGTGAAAATACCTTCGATAACACCCCAGATACCGGATATTAAACCTTTAAGTAATCCACCAAAGTATCTCACTACACCTAGAATTTTACCTACAAACCACAGTTGTATTAAATTCCAAATTAACTGCACAGTACCTTTCAGTATCATTACAATGCCGTCCCAAACGCCTCGCCAGTTTCCTGTGAAAAGACTAGAGAACACTTTGATAATACCTAAGATAATGTTAATGGCGCCTTGTATTACACCTTTTATATTCTCCCAAGTACTGACAATCAAGGCTTTAACCGCCGGCCAAATAAATTGCATCACTTGCCAAATCGCAAACATGATTGGTTTAATAATAAAGTTAAAAATAAATTCAAAGGTTGCTTTAATAAAACCAGCTATATTTTGCAAAGCTTGTGTTATTTCTGAGCCGTTCTCTTTCCAGAAAGAGGCTAATTGAGCGCCTATCTCTTTGGCGAAACCAACGATTGCATCAACTACTTTAAAGAAAGTTGTTCTAATCGTATTAACTACATTTTGTATTCCTGCTACAGTTTCGGGTGGAAATATTTTCTCTAGGGTAACCGCACCTTTACTATCACCTTTGAATAAATCAAAGAAACCTTGTAACGCTAGTTTAGCTGCTTTAAATGCGTTTGCTACACCAGAGATTGCCTGATTTACAATATTTCTAAAAGTTTCTGAACGTTTATAAGCTTGATAGAAAGCTATACCAATACCAACTAATGCACCTATAATTAATGTTATAGGTAACGTTAAACTGGATATCGACACACCTAAAATCGGAAATAGTTTAACAAGTGATGCGATTTTAGTTCTTAAAAACGCGAATATACCACCAGCTTTATTAACGTTTATTAACAAGGGGCCTAAAACTGTCATTGCATTCCCCATCACGCTGATAAATAAACCGAACATAAAAACTAAAGGACCTAAAACTGCTGCAAATAATCCAAACCCAACAATAGCTAATTGGATTGATGTTGGTAATTTAGTAACCCATGTCACTACTTTACTAAAAGCACTTACTATAATCTTTAGTGCGGGTTCTATTCTGTCATAAATCGTTAAGGCTAGTTCTTCTAATTGCGACCTTAAAGTTCTTAATTTCCCGCCTAAACCAGATTCCATTGTATCAGCCATTCTTTTAGATGCACCTGTTGATGAATCTATAGATTTAGTCAATTTTTGATAATCTTCATCAGAAGCGTTTATAATCGCTAATGCTCCCGACATCGCTTCTTTACCAAATATTGTAGCGGCAGAACTAGCTTGTTGGTCTTTTGAAAGATGTTTAAATTTTTCCCTCAGTTGGTCTAAAAGCTTTCGCATAGGAATCATTTTCCCATTACTATCTGTAATAGATATTCCTAAGCGTTCCATTTCATTCCCCATAGCTCTAGTTGGACTTGAAAGATTGGTGAACATTGTTCGTAACGCTGTACCTGCTTTTTCACCTTTGATACCAGCATTACTCATTAAACCTATCGCAATAGATGTATCTTCAATCGTGTAACCTAACGCACCTGCTACAGGAGCGACATATTTAAAAGCTTCTCCGAGCCCTCTAACGTCCGTATTTGCCTTCGAGCTAGTTTGTGCTAAAACGTCCGCAAAATGACCACTATCCTTTGCTTTTAAACCAAATGCCGTTAGTCCATCTGTAACAATATCACTAACTGCGCCTAAATCTTCGCCTGATGCTGCCGCTAAATCCATAACACCACTTAAACCTTCCATCATTTGCTTAGAATCCCAACCAGCAAGTGCCATGTAATTTAATGCTTCAGCCGAATCTGATGCGCTAAATTTTGTTGTTGCACCCATTTCGCGAGCCTTTTTCTTCAAAGCTTCAAACTCTTCACCAGTAGCGCCTGAAGTTGCTTTAACTTTTCTCATACTGTCATCAAATTCAATACCTTTTTTAGCAGCAACAGCAAACCCAGCAACAACCGGTGCAGTTACATACATAGTCATGTTACGGCCTACATTTTTCATACTGTTACCAATTTCTTGAAGTTTGGGACCAAAATTATTAAAGTTATTTCCAAGTTTACCCATCGCACTGTTTAACGCTTTTTGTTCTCTTTGCATGTCTTTTAATTCTTGTGTAGCTTGGTTTAACTCTCGTTCGTATTGATTCAATTTAGCGTAAGCTTCATTATATTTAGCAGCTGCAGCTTGTGTTTTCGCACTGTTTTCACCAGTTTCTTTGCTAAGTTTGTCATAATTATCTTTCAATTCTTTAGTAATCTGGGCTTGAACTTTTTGTTTTTTACTCAAACCTTCGACTTTTATTTTCGACTTTTCTAACGAATTATCATATCTAGAAAATTGTGATAAATTAGCCGAAAGCTCACGCGAAACCATTTTCATTTGCCTATTTAAACCTGTCACACCTCTATTGAATCCAGAACCATCTAAATCAACCTTTATGACCATGTTACCTATAGGATTAGGCATTTAAAAACCTCCTTTCTTTTAAAATGTAAGTAAAAAACCAACCTTAACAGGTTGATTAAAAAATATCTTTAAAACTTTTTGCAGTTCGTTTCGTTTCAATCTTCGATTCGACAATGTCTAAAAAGAAGTGTATCGGCATATTTGCCACTTTTTCTGCATCCATACCATTTTCTATCAAATCTTTAGCTATTTTCCTGTAATTGTTATAGACAGCTTCAGGTGTTAAATCTTCTTTTCTTATTTCTGATTCTCTGTCACGAACTTTTTTGTATCGCTAGGTTCCCCACCTGTAATTCGTCCAATTAACTGTCCAATCTTTTCAATACCTTCTTGACCATTTGGTAATCCTTTTTGAAGTTCTATACTAGTGAATTGATTGTCAAAAGCTTCAACGATGAAATCCAAAACTTCTTCTAACACTTCCATTTGTAACGCCATGTTGTCTTCGATTTCTTCTTGTTTATTTTTATATTCTTCTTGTTCTGTCACGCTTAAGTTATTAAATTCTTCTTCTGTTAACTCTTTAAAATCAGAACCCTTAAACGCTTTGTTAAGTTTTAAACCTAATTTTGAACCTTGAATTGTTTCAAACAAAGTAATAATTGGTTTTGCTAAATACTTTTGATATTGCGGCTTTCCTGTTTTTGTAAATCCTGTAATTAATTCAATTGATGTACGTTCCATTATTAATTTCCTACTTTCTTTTTAGTTTGGCCAAAATAAAAAGAGGGCGTTAAGCCCTCACATTTACATTTCTAAATTAGATTGTACTGTAACTTGCACTGTGTCGGTCTGCTTGCCTGAAGTCGCAGTAACGGTTGCGCTACCTTCCGCTAAACCTTTAACAAGCCCTGATGACGAAACGCTAGCATACGTTTGTCCTTCAGTTACTGCATAAGTCACTTTCTGTCCAGATGGTTCAGTTGTAGTTGAAAGTTGTTTTGTTTCATCAACTTTTACCGTAACTTGTTCATCGCTTATGTTTACAGATTTTACTTCAACTTTTTCAGTTTTTTTCATTTCTTTTTCTACAGGTTCCATATTTTGTTCTCCTCGACTAGACATGAATTCATCATAAGTTTTACCAAATGTTTCCATGAATACATAATCGCGCCCTGTAGTGCTTCCTTTTGCATCATAACCAGTGACATGTGAACTTTCATCAAACAAACGATCAATAAAGTTACCTTCTACATCGTCATTTTGGAATTCAACCTTATCTTGTTTTGTTTGACCTTTGATGCTTGAACGTGTGAATTTACCTTTGAATAGACCAACCCATTCAGAAGACTCATCATGATTACGTCTTTCGAACACAATTGCTACATCTGGTGGAATATCCTTAGCTCCATATTTATAACCGCCTGTACCTTTTTTAGCACCATTCAAGAATGCTTTATCGTCAGCAGGAACAGTAACAAATGTTGTTTTAACACTCAATTTACCATTAGATACAGCAGTTGCAGCAACCATATCATCTCCGTAATCTTCTTCAGTATCTTGTGGTCTATCTACTTCAATCTCTTTTAAAAATCGAATTCGTGTCCCAGCGCCTGTTTCCCATTCTTTTTCAGTATCTTTTAAAATCGGCGCATAATAAAAATTAGATACACCAATCGCAATACCTGAAACGCCAGTATCCGCAAAGTGTTGTAAGTTTAATTTTAAAAATCTTGGTGCTTGTTTCAATTTTTCAATCATTTAATTTTCCTCCAATTTCATTGATAAAATCGAGCCTTTTGCTCTTATAATATGTCTGAATGACATGACGTCACTTTCGTATAACGGTTCTCTATAGTAACTTTGAAAATTCGCTTTCTTTAGCGACTCTACTATTTTTTCAGCCTGTTCATTCGGTTCATCCTCAGACCACCAAATATCAATTTGATAATTATACTCCCTAGTAAATTCACTATCATCAGCGTATTCATCAGGGTTAAATGGTAGTGGGTATATCCGCACAATTGGCTTATTGGTTTTTTCGTGAAAATGGTCATCTACTGTATAGTTAAATACATGTGATTCTTCTGTAACATTTTCTTTAATAATTGTATTTCTAATCAAATTAGTAATGTTAATCATTTTTGCAACCTCTTTGCAGTAGCAATCATTGTTTTTAAAACTTTATCTTTACCCTGTTTCTCAGTTTTGGTTATGAATAGTTGCGGACTTTGGTACATCGTTCCGAACTCTGTTGCATGAATACGATGAGAAACACCTTTTGTATAACCTACTGTAACTATTTTCTCGCTTGAGTCTCTATCTGTTTTCACATTAGAGACACCTATATGTTCGCGAGCGTGTTTTTTGGTGTCAGCGAAAGGTGTATTACTTTTTAAAAGTGGGACTAATGACATAGCCCCAGCTTTGATAATCGCATTACCGTTCAGATTCATTTTTAAAACTGCATTCTTTAAACCCTGTTCAATAGTGTTTTCCTCAATTTTAGCTCCCACTATATAACCACCTCACCGTACACACGTAGATAAGATTTGTCTTGATAATCCGATTTAACATACTTAATGTTATATCTTTGACCTTCGTGCGTGATGTAATGTTTGTTAGAGGGTTTATAATCTCCTCTAGGATCTCTGATAATAATAGTTTTTATAAATTTACTACCTGTATTCAAGTTGGTTTGTGTATCAGATTCTTTAGCTTCTTGTATGCATGCATAGCATGAATATAAAACTTTTGACTTTGGTTTTACTGGATTACCATTTACTCGTTCGCTGATATCTTGGCAAAAATCGATACGCTCAGTTAATTTGTTTGAATTAAATTTCATCTTCTTCACTCTCCAAATATCGTTCAAAAGAATCTCTCAATTTATGAACAGTACTTAAAACCATGTGAGGTGCAAGTGATAAATTTCTATCCTGATAAGCGATACGATTTTCAAAATAATAATTAGTCAAAGGGTATACAGCACGAGTAAAAAGAAGGTTACTTTTAAACCAGTCTTCGTATTCAATATAATCATCTGTAACAGCACTGACTATTTCATAAAAAGCCCAGCTATAATAGGTTTCTAATAATTTATCTTCAGAGTTGTGATCTATTTTACAATGCATTTTTAGTAACTTTAGTTCAGTAGTTGTCAATTGCATCAAATCACCTATTCTTCTTTGACACGTTCTAGTATTACACCGTGTTCTTTCAGCTTTTTGTTGACATAATCAGCACGCTTTACTGTCATTTCAACATGTTTACCGCTTTCCAGATATTCCCCTTTTTCTAAGTCAGTATAAGATTTCTTTACTTTGAACATCGCCATAAGCTTTCACCTCTTTATATATTTTTTAATAGGTACTTACGCTTCTAAACTAACATCTCCAACATTTTTCGCATCTTCATAATTAATAACAATTGCAGATTTTTCATCTAAGATACGGCAATCTTGACGTACAGCTACCATTAAACATTCACCGAAATGCATGTAATCTGTCCAGCCAGCTTGATATTGTGAACGGTCAAACAATACAATTGCATCTTTAAGATTACCGAAAATCAATGTCTCGTTTGCTTTTTCTCCTAACATTTCATCTGGTAAGATTTCAACTTTAGCACCTAGTAAACGTTGTTGCGTTTTTTCTTTAACATCTGGTTGAATTAAGTAGTTTCCGTTTTTGTCTTTCATCTTATCTAACTTTGCAAACATTGTTTGAGATACAATAGCAATATTGTGCTCGTAATTTGGTTTGATGTTAAGGTTAACAGCATCTTTCAATCCGTCGATACCTTTTGCAGCAACTTTTTCTAATTTTAATCGCTTACCACCTTCTCCTTGAGAACCATTTTTTAACACATCAATAATTGCTTGATTACGCGTTGCAGCAATTGTGCGCGCCATCCATAATTTCAATTCTTGTAGTACATTAACTTTGCTATCTTCAATAGATTCACGTGAAATACGGAAGTAACCACGATGTGTTTTAATGTCATAAACCAATTGATAAAACGGTTTAACCGCTAATTCTGGGTTTTCAGCTAATTCTTCAACTTCAGGAAGTGCAGCAACAGATGATTGACGTACAACTGGATACTTACCTGAACCGCTAGGTGCTTTTTTAACTGTGACATACTTATCTAAATTAAATTCAACTTCTTTTAACGTAAGGATATCTGTCACAATCTCTTCCGGAATTAATACGAAACCAGAATCCGTTTTCAAAGAACCGCCTTTAATAGTATTTTCATCACGAGTTTCAAGGTATTCTGAAAAATCTCTAACTTCTTGTGATGTTACTTTTGTATTTTGAATCGAAATACCTAATTCGTTTATATTCGCTTGTTGTTGATAAGAACGCGCTTCATTTACAACAACTGGTTGTGGGTCATCCTCTGAACCCCCGTCTTTTTCTTTTAATTTATCTAATTCTTCTTGCTTTTCTTTAATTTGAGAACGTAAATCAGTAATTTCTTGTTCTAATTCTTCTGCTCTTTCTAACTCATCGTTATTAAGTGCTCGTGTTGCGTACTTAACTTTCAAATCAATTTGTCTTTTGATGTCTGAAATCTCAGATCGTAACTCTTCTTTTGTTTTCATTTAATTTCCTCCTAAAATTGGCATAAAAAATAGACATCGCTATATTCAGCATGTCCAATGGTTGTATTTGATAATGGTGTTCAACTTCACCAAATCTTATTTAATATTGAATGTTTCTTTAGTCTTAATTCTAATTCTTTTTTACGTTGCTCTTTTTTAATACTTTCAATACTACGTAATGCAGGTTTAACATCCGTATCTTTATACGCTGGATAAGTTACTACAGAGACGTCTGTAAGTTTACGAATTGCTGTCAAAGTGCGTTTGTAGATGTTTTCTTGTTCATCAAAACGCATTTCATCTCCTTTGTCGTCAAGCACAAAACCAAATGAACATTGATTAATGTTACCTACGCGCATGTTCTCATATAAATCACGCGCAAATGTTGTATTTGGCAACTTACAACGATATTTAAGTCCGACATCGTCAGTTTCGAGCTCCAAAGTACCTGACTTCGTCCTACCAATTATTTGCGATGGGATATGATCTACTAAACAACGTACATCAGATAAATCGGTGTTTTCTAAAGCGCGACGTGAAATCGTTTCTTTAAAGCCACCAAGATTTTCAGACCAAGTGTCGAACTTTAAAGCATATCCCTCGATGACCATTTCATTATCATCGTTGGAGCGTACTTCAATAATGTTACCAACTCTTGTTTCCTTGCTCATTTTCCTCACCACCTTTCAACTTATTATCAATGGATTTTGATTTATTCATTTGATATTCATCCACCAGCGCAATATTCACATGATTCAAATCAACCCTGTGAATACTTCCGTAACCATCTGGGATCGGTGCCAAGCCATCTCTTTGTCTTATTTCATCAATATTCATTTTTCCTGAACCAATATTGATTTTATCGATTTCAGCTTGCGTTTTTTCATCAACCACTCGTATTTCAGTGGTGTCAAATTTAAATTCACGGTTCACATCTTCGTGTTCGTTATTAAACTTGAAATTCAATTCCGCACAAACACAAGTGATATAAGGTTTTAACGTTGAGAGATAATCAAGGTTTGCGTCAGTGATACTCATATTCGAAGTTTCTATACCGAATTTATGCAAAGGAATACCAAACACACCTGCTATCTCTCTTGTAGATGATTTATTTTCTCTAATAAGCTTTAAAACTTCTGTATCAACCTCTAATTGGTCAAATGTCATAGATTCATCTAAAACAACGACTTTACCAGCTTGTTTTGTCCCGCTAAAAGCTTTGTGAAACTCCTCTCTTGCTCTATTTCTTGCAGTCTTATTTTCCAGAACGCCTTTCATCTTCAATATACCGCCCGCATGCGTACCGTTACGTAAGAAATTATTGAGGAAATCCTTGCCGTTATTATCAGATTCAATAGTCCTACTTAAAGTATCTAGTAGTGATAAACCGTTTATACCGTCTAAGGAATAAAATTTAACATCTAACATGTCACTAAATTTAATATTACGTTGAATTCTTCTACCGTTATCATCTACTCTTTGATGAAAATAATAAGGTTGTCCTCTTCTGTCTGACTTCAATTCAACTTCTGGGGTTTTCCTAAATGTTAAATTTGTTGGTTTACCAACTTTATCGCGAGCAATTTCGACATATCCATGTGAAGTTAATAATGCGCTGGCAAATACAACTAACTTGAAAATATAACCGTTATACATCGGATTAGGACGATTGTTCAATAGGTTTACAATCTTATTACCATAATCAATTTGTCCGTTCGATATTAACCTAATTGGCATACGCGCTAAATCAGATGCAATCATCATAACTGCAGTAAATATATCGCTATGTTTAATAGCTTCTATACCCTCATATTCGCGTAGTTTTGTTCCTTGAAAGCCAGGTAACGTTTGTACCATCATTTGCAAATCTTCTTCGTTGTATTTTAAATCACGCATTTCAGTTTTATAAAAAATACCCAAGATCAATGCCTCCTTTCTTGATTACTTTCATGGTTTAATATCAATGAAATAACTATTAAAATAATGCCAGTTGCTAGCAAACCCATGTTGTGACCAAAAGTTTTATATACAGAGATATTCACAATACATAATCCTAATAAAAAAAGGATACTAACTAAATTAGCAACCAATAAACGAAAGACATCAGTTATTTTATTTAAATTCATACTGTCACCACCTTTAAAATCCAAACTCTTCACTTTCGTATATTTTTGTCCAATCTTCTTGGAACTCATGCATTCTCGCTTCAGTAAAAGCAGTTATTATCGAAATAATAGGGTCTATTTTCTGCCTATTGATTTTCTTATTGATTTTTACATTATCCTCTCCATCTCGAATCAAAATAGCGTTATTGACCGCTGTTGTAAGTAATGTATTATCACTATGTTGTATTCTTTTGTCTGCAACCCACATTCTAAATTCTTTGATCGATTGCGATAACGCTTTAAAACTTTGCCCCACTTCAATAAGTAGCCAATCTAAATGCATAGATTCAATGGTTGTAACAAAACTTTGAGCATTCCACGCATCATAACAGACGGCTTTTACATTTAAATCATGTATTTCTATAAAATCAATAATATAGTCAATAACTTGTTTATAATCTATCATGCCGCTTTCTGAGCGCGTTGTTTCTGCTTCACCTTTTTCAATCGACAAATTGTAATTTATTTTATCTCTTTTAATCTTCTGTTCTAAATTGGTTCTTAAACCTATAAAAGAATGACTATCTAAAAACACACTTTTATTATCAGTAGGGAAAATAAAACCTACAGAGGTTAAGTCGTCCAGCCTTGATAAATCGACGCCTATATAAACATCTTTACCTTTGATATCAGGTGTATTTGTTACTGCTTGTTCCCAATCTGTTATGTCAAGAAGACTATCTTCTCTTTGTGCTTGCCACAGATTAAAATTTTTAATTAATATTTTGTGATACGACGTACCTTTTTCTAATTCATCTTGTATATCAGACTTAATATTTTGTAGAATTGTTTTTCTATGCTCTTTCGATTCCAAAAGTGGCATGGCTTTTATCCACTTCGCTTCATCTTGAACCTCGTCTTGCGAATCCATTTCAGCACAATATACAAAATAATTATCAGCTTTAACTTTACCTTCTAAAATACGTCTAATATATTTGTACTCTTGATACATTTGACTGTTCAAATTATCCCCAGCTGTTGAAACAAGCAATGTCAAAGGGTTCTTTTGCAATGTCATACCCGTTTTAAACCTTGAATACATTTCATCGTCTGGCATACTTGCTAATTCGTCTAAAATAGCAACTGTAGGGTCTTTACCATCAACCGCATCTGGGTTATTGGACAGAGGCGCAAACACCGAACTACTTAATACATCTTCAATGTCCGTCTTTCTTACGTCTGTTTTTTCACGGATAAGCTTACTTTTACTACGCATTAGGTTTACTTGTTGACTTGCCATCTTGAATATTGTTTGTGCTTGTTTATAAGTTGATGAAGCTACATAAATCTGTCTGTTGAACTTAGGGTATTGTCCGAAAAGTAATTCGTTTACAGACATACCAGATACAATCAAAGATTTACCTTGTTTTCTAGCCATACTTATGTAAGCTTTAGTAAACATCCTGTACTGACCTCTACGCCAGCCGTACAAACTACCAACAATAAACTTTTGAAATTCCATCAGTGGCATAGGTTCGTTTGTTTTGGGATCTGGTAGCATTTCGACAAATTCAATCGCTTTATTAGCCAAACGATTGTCCCAATAACAACCATTCGGTGGATTCTCTATAAAAGAAAGGTGACGTTTACACACTTGTATGTTTTTCTTACTTGCTAATATTTCACCTGAAACCACTTTTTTTGCATATTGAGTAACATAATCTATCATTAGTCATCACTCGCAAATTTCATATACGGGTCATCGCCTTCTTTTTCTTCAGGAACCATAATACGCAATCGACTATCAATAGTTAAACCTAAAGTATTAGCTGTTTGTTGCATTCGAATACCTGCTTTTTCTTTAACGTTGAACGCTGGATTGACCTTTTTGTTTCCTCTGTCGTCTTCTAACATCAAGTCTTCACGTTCTAAAATCAAACTTGCTTTAACAAAATCGCTATAAAAGCTACAATATTGTGCTAATTGCGCTTTATCTAGGTTTGAAATTGGCAATTCTTGCATGTGCGGTACAATTCTTAGGTATTCTTGTTTCGCTACTTCATCTAAAAAGTGTGGTGGTTCAGTATCAATTTTAGAAAATTTATTTAATTGAGCTTCTTGACGCTCTTTTTCGATAATTTCTTCTTTTGTATAATTCTTATTCGAATTTGACAAAAGTTTCTTCGGTCTACCCGCCATAAATTAGCACCTCCTACTAAAAAACTTAAATAAAGGGAATTCTTTGAGAAGAAAACTTTGCTCCGTTCTCCAGAACCTTTTATTGACGCCCGTTTTGGCTTTGGGGGGACTTCTGTTCTTTTGCTTTTTTAATATTTCTTCAAATCTTCTTTTGTCTTTTGGTTATGGCAAGCATCACACAAAGGCTGTAAATTACTTTTGTCTAATCTTCTTGCCCAATCAATTTTAGTTGGTACAATATGGTCAACCATAGTCGCTTGTTTCCCACAAGAAACACAAATAAAATCATGTTCTAACAGTACAATTCGACGCATGTTTTGCCACGTTTTCGATTTATAAAATCTTACATACTCTGGATCGTTTCTACGTCTCACATCATTGTAATTATCATTTACATATCGTTTGTGTTTATCACAATAACTTTCATTATGATTAATCAATGTGTTACATGTTGGATGACTACATCGTTTCATGATAGACAATGTACATCACTCCTTGTTCACTTTCTTAACATCTTGCATATTCACCTGTCTATCGTCTTCATCATTGCTAATTAATAACAAGTTTCCTATTACTCCATCGACATAATACTCACTACCATGTAACGATACTTTGTCGCCTTGCTTTATACCATTGTCCACATCGATAGATTGATTAGGTTTGTTCATCATAATAGCGTTAACACTATGACCAGCTATCGCATCTAAGTTAATACCTAGCACGTTAGCTAGGTTAGCTATATTCCATAACGATTCGCTAAGTTCGTTTATCATAATTCCTTTATCTATCGGCACATTACAAAACATATGTTGTTTAATTAGATCTGTGACATTACCTGTAGATTGAGATAATCCTAGACCGTAACAAGTAATAGATTCATTTAAATTCAATTCATCATTGTGTGTACGTGTAGCTATCTCTTGATACTTTGATATCTCCATTCTCCACCTCTTGTTCATAAAAATAAAAACCCTCACTTAATGTGAGAGTTCAAAATAAATATAAATGTTTTGCTACGCAGCTATTATAATAAAAAATAATATGTCATATCAAAATTAGTCCGATGTGTACGATTTGTACGATGTGTCCGAACTGTCCGATGTGTACGATGTGTCGGTTTCTTGTTGTAAGTTGTAAAGTATATTGACTATATCTTTTACTCTAGAATAAAAATTGTCTCTGCCTATATCAAGGATACTCATAATCCTATTATGACTTTCTCGTTGTTTTAACATTTGTAGGATATGATAGTCCTTTTCATTCGTAATGTATTCTTCGTATTCATCAATGAATGCTATCTTATTAATCAAGTAATCGTACTTTCTAAGCGCTTTGTTTTTGTTTATAACTTTCACTAACACTTTATTACTAGTCGTGCCTTTAGCTTTTGGCATCGCAGATTGATAACCGTATTGTGCAATTGATGTGCTTTCGTTATCGTAGACTTTACTGTCTATTATGTTCTTCATCCACTTGTAGTTATCTATCATTTCACGTATTTCTTTCCTGTTATACATGCAATACCTCCGATAATATAAATTACTTTTTAATATCGTTGTTCATTCGTTTCAATTCATTCCTGTAATCTTCTAACCCATTCCACCCTCTAGTTTTAACTACTTCATCAAGTAGATAATCATTCATATATCTGAGTGCTTGTATCTCCCTTGCACGATCACTATTAATACTGATACAAACTAATAGCAATATAGCAAATACAATAGTCATAGTAATCCACATCACTCACTTACCTCCGCTCGAAAGACGTAATCACTCGGCGCCTATACATCATCATTAGCCGTCGTCATAATATATACTTGCTCAGTTACATACTTACCTAGCTCATACATTGCTAGTAAGAATAATAATCTTAGTATTTGCTTCATCATTTCCCACACTCCCTTATATTTTCAAACAACTGACTCACTTTAATAATTGCATCCCTTTTAACTTGTGCCTCGTACTTCTCTTTCGCTTCTTCTTTACTCTCTGCCTCAACAACTGTAAATGTCTGATTATCTCTAGCCACAGTAATATGTTCGTGTGGTAGTCCTGTTGAATCTTTGAATGTTGTGACTAAGTATTGTGTCACTTCCCCAAAACCTCCTTGACTCGATCTAAGATGTCTTTATACTCCGCTACTTCCGAAGCCTTTTGCTCCACGTTCTGAAACACACTCGAATTCCTCCACTTGCTTTAGTTCCGGTGTCCATATAGGCACGATAACCAATTGAGCTAGTTTGTCGCCTTCGTTGATTTTATATATCTTTCTAGCGCCTTCTCCTTCGTTTATATAATTACCTTTTATATCTAAAGTATTTACTAGTTTGTCGTCTAAATCTTCGTATAATGATGTTATGCCGTCATGCTCCATATCATTCTTGATATTAATCCCTAAATTGCCGTGATATCCCGCGTCTATCTTGCCTGTTTCAATCACTAAATGCGTTTTACTACTTACACCACTACGGCTAGTTAATAGTCCGACATAGCCCTCTGGTATGCTTACAGCTACATCTGTTTTGATCACTGCCTTTTCTTGTGGCTCAAGTACGACAGTTTCAGCTGAGAATATGTCATAACCTGCATCCGTCTTATGATTTCGTTCGGGCATTCTAGCATTTTCTGATAATAGTTTTACTTGTAATGTGTTAGTCACTTTCCTGCTCCTCCTCATATTTATAGACCACTTGCCCCGTCATAATCCCTACTGCTTCATCAAGACCAATATCTTCTTTGAGTGCATCTTGCATAGCATTAGGTAAACCCTCAAGTATTTCATCAAACGCTTGTGCTTTCTTATACACGTCCTCAATCTCTTTTAGCAATCCCTCTGTGTCATTGCCGTTATACGCACTAGCACTGATCACTGATTGTTCAATTTGTTCGCGGTTATTCATTAGTGTCTTCCTCCATAAAATTTTATTGTTTATATCTCCTCCAAAATAAAGTTAGTTGCTTCTGTTCCTCGTATTCCAAACCATGTTGCTTTATATATGTTTCGAGCTCTTCCGCTGTATCAAATGTCTTTTTCACACCTTGCCAACCTGGCACGATATGCCCGTGAAAGTAATAAGTGCCGTTTACTACATGGATATGTGCCACTCCTTCGTTATCCTGATACAGATATCTCTTAGATCCAAAGAATTGATTTAGGTATTCTTTGCGTGCGTTATCTGTCATAGTCATCACTCCTTTTAACAATTAGGTAGACCAAACGACATGCATTCATCATATAGCTCTTCGTTCCTTATGCTTGTCTTATAGTTTTCAATCACATTGCTAACTTCTTTATGACTCATTGCTTTAATTTGTTCGTCTGTATATTTTTCGCAGTCTTCCAATTCCAGTTGTTCCTGTAATGACATCACATATTCAACTTGTTTTTGAGTTGCCATAGTTAACCCTCCCACAAATCAAAAGCTCTTTGGACGTAAAACTTCGCCTTTGCTAAATCCTCGTGTCCGTTTTTTAACGGCGCTCTTGACAAGTATTTGATTGCATTACCTATTGCGAATGCTAATTGTGGTGGGTACTGTGCCGTAACTTGTTCAATAAAATCTATAATTTCAATGTCGCCGTATGTGTAGTGCGCTGGTTGCTTAACATTGTCTTGTATTTCGTTCATATCTACTTTTCTGTTACTGATTATGCTCATTATGCTTCACTCCATTTCTTGAACATTTGGTTATAAGTGACATCGAACCAGTACGGATCACGTGAATGTTTTTGAGGTACATTAAACAAATGTGGCTTCTTTCTTCTTAGCTCAGCCTCTCTCTTTCGCTCTCTTTCCAATTTGCGTTCGAGTCTAGCTTGTTCCAGTCTTTCTATTGTTTTCTTTTCTCTGTACTCACTTAAACGCGTACCTTCTGGTGCGTCCATTGCTTCATGTAGTTCCCAACCGTCTTTTACTCTTTTAGAAACCATTCCAGGTGTTATACCGTGACTTTCTATTAATTCCATTTCAAATTTACTGAACCTATAAGGTTTATCATGTATCCTTACAATTCTTGCTGTTTTCGCCATTTATTCCACCTCTACATTTACATTTCTAATTTTTAAATTGTCATACTCTAGTATTTCGTCCGGATTGTTATATAAGTAATCTGCCAGTGCATCTTTTTCATCATCCACATCATCAAAATGCTGATATTCAACTTCTGTAGGTATCCTTATATCAATCGTTGCGTTTATATATGCTTGTTGTTGCATTAGATCACTTCATTTCTCTTTTGCGTTCTCGTCTTGCTTTAATTAATTCCTCGTAAGTAATCCATGTTTTGCCTGTGTACTTAGGTGCTTTACATATCCAATTGAGTTTTATGTTTCTGTATTTATGTCTGAAAATCTTAGCTTTAAGTTTTGCTACTTCGGTTGGCATACCTTTAATGTCGATAACTTCAATCAGTTTGTCATCGAGATATAACGCGAAGTCTGCAATATATTCAATCTTTCGTTGTTTATCTAGTTTTGGTAATAATTCGAATTTCGGTTGTATTTCGATATGATCATAATTAGTGCCATTCATATTACTTTCTAAATATTGGTAATATTCACACTCTACTTTGCTATCAAATACAATTCCTTTGTACTCAACTTTCTTAGCATTGTATTTACTCATTGCGCCACCTCTAAATATCAAATATCGTTGCTTGTAAACCTAGCTCTTGCTCATATAGAAGTCCGTGAGCGCCCTTGAATCGTTTTAGGTCACTATCAGTCATAATTTTCTTTTCGTCGCTGAAATGGGCTCCTGTGAGCGAATAAACTTCATTTACGTTATCTTTATACTTGATGACCTTAATATCTTCTGTGCCATCTTCTCGGTATAAGTAATATTTTTCTTTCGGCATTTTTAACACTCCTTAATGTGTGTTTTCTTCCAGTTGACTTCATTCATAATTTTCTTTTCAACTTTGTCGTATTCATCGAAAGGCGATAACTCGTTATTGTCTAACAATCTATTGACCGCCCAACCAGTCTCGATATACACATTTGCTACAATCGGGTCGTTTTGCTTTGTCTCTTCATACATCAATCTCAATAAGCTTTTGAATTGCATGATGTTCATGTGAAAAACCTCTGAGTCTTCTTGTAATACTCAAATTCGATTATTCCGGTTTCGCCGTCTTTGTTTTTGGCTATGTTACATTCAACAATAGATTTGCCTGTGATACTGTCATCTTCGTCACGGTTATAATAATCATCACGGTAAAGTAGCATTGCTAAACTCGCATCTGCTTCTATCCCGCCTGATTCTTTCATGTCTGATAGCATTGGTCGTTTATCCTGTCTAGATTCGACACCACGATTCAGTTGTGAAAGTAGTACGATGATTGCGCCTGTCTCGTTAGCGATTATCTTTAAGTCACGTGATATTTTTTCTACTGCTACACGTCTATCAACTTTCGCATCAGTATCCATCAGTTGAAGATAATCTATAAAAATAACTTGTTGCCCGTCTGAATGCCTCATTGCTTGTGCTCGCACATCTTGCGGTGTGATATTACTTTTGTCAGAAATATCAATACCTAACTTCATAATTTGATCCATTGCATTCGTTAACTTTGTTAAGTCATCCGGCGTTAAGTTTCTAATTTCTTTTATCTTGGTTAACTCAATACCAGTAATTGTTGATAACATACGTTTCAATACCGATGTGCCAGTTGTTTCAAGACTAAAGAAAGATGTTTTATATCCATTTTGCGCTATGTTCAACATCATGTTTAATGCAAAACCTGTTTTACCCACTGAGGGACGCGCTGCGATGACGATTAATTGTGAAGGCTCCAAACCCCCTATTTTGTAATCCATGAGCTTGTAACCCGTCTTAATTTGCTTCTTAGGGCTATCGCTGTATAACTCTTCGACAAACTCCTCAACAAACTTCTTGGTTCCATCTTCTTTTTTGTTAGTAATCGTTTTTAATTCCTTGAGTTCATCAATCAAGTTGTTAAAGTTTTGATTCGTAGGTTGTTGTTTGAACTCAGTGACCAATTCATTCGCTTTGTTAAGTTGATAACTTTCTAATAATTCTTGTTGGTAACGTTCAAAGAAGCCGTACCCAATAAAATCAGAGTTGTAAAGTTTAGTGATAGTATCTATATCTAAAAATTCTTTATCTTTAGTTGCTTTTAAATAGATTTCTTGATGATCTATCTTTCCGACATCCATTACATAATTAAAAAAGTTTTTAAACTTTTCGTTCTTAAACATGTAATCTTTAACACGTATTTTTTCTAATACGTCCGGTTGTTTAAGTAGCGTAGCGATTATTGTGCTTTCAATTTCAAATTGTCCGTAATTCATTCGTTATCGCCCCCAAATTCTGCCAACTTATTCATGAAGTTATCTAGCGCTATTTTTCTTTGTCTGACATATTCGGGGTCATTCTGCATTTTCCATTGGTGTGTAGCGGTTTCGTTGTCTAACGGCTCAACAGATACTTTTTTAGGTGCCTTACGCATGATTGCTGGTAGGTTAGGCGGGTACGGGTTGTTACTGTTGATATATCCATTTACCGCTTTTACAGTTGGTTGATAATCTCCGTTTTGACTCAATACGTCAATCCACGTTTCTAACTTTGGTTTATCAAAATCAATGTTATAGACGTACCTAACCTTTTTAATAATTTCTAATGCTTGTGTTTTGCTCATCGGCATTAGCCATCACTCAATTCTTTTTCCATTTGTGCTATGACATCATCAGTAGCATTTTTCTTAGGCGCTATTTTGTTTTCTGCATCTTCTTTTGTTTTGACATTCTCTTTAGCCCAGTTGTTTAAAACTTTAATTAAATAGCCACCATGCGCACTTTTGTTTTTAGTGTACCCAACACCTACTTTTACAACTTCAAAAGCGTTAGTACCTATATCATCAATAGCAAACCCTAATTGTTCCATTTGATTAGGTGTTAACTTATCATCTAAATTTGCAATAATATATTTTATTGAAGATGAGAAGACGTCTTTATCTCTTTCTTTATCTTCTTCTTTTTCTTCTTCTTCTGTTGCGTGACTGTCACGTGACGTCACGTGACTATTTAGCAATTTCTTTTCTTTTTCGCGTTGTTTTTGCTTTCTCAACCTGTTCTGTGCTCTGATTTTCTCGAGACCTTCAATGTTTTGGTGCTTTTCCCAGTTTGTCACTTTTATGACACCATTAACTTTTTCAATCATGCCCAATGTCTCAAAAGTTTGAATTGCTAACCTTATTGAGTTAATAGGTCGACTAAACTCATTTGCTAACATTTCTTCGTTATACGGCAAGTTTTCAGATAACATAATGTAACCTTGTTCGTTGTACTTTCCTGATAAAGTTAGCAACTTAACCCAAATAGTTATGATCGTATCTCTTTCGGGTAAAGCTTCGATATATTTGATTTTGCTGTCATCAAACATGCCAACTTTAAGTTTTATCCACGATACTTCTCCCATTGTTTTCTCCTTTCAGCATTTTGTTGAGCCTCTCATCAACTTTTATCCACGAGTCATGCAAGTGATATTTATCATCAAACGACTTAACGCCAATTGCGTGCTGTTCATTATGATGTTGTCTACACAGTGCTAACACATGTTTGTCGTAGTGATTCATTTTGTTTCTGTTCATGCCGCTACCGACTGCTTCATAATGTGCTAGGTCGGCGTGAGGCTTTCCGCATATTACACAGTTGCGGTTGATTGTAGCCCAATACAATAGTGCTTTATCTTCACTTAACAACTTGCTTGTTTCTATGCTCATAGGTATTTGATGATGAAACATAAACGCTATAATCAGTTCTATTAACTCCCTTGCAACTTTCATAGAACAGTCGCGCAGACTGATTTCTTCATAACCTTTCATAATTTCCAATTCTGTTTGTAATAATTTTCTAATTGATTCCACCGGTTCTCCCCAGTGAAGTTCTATATCTCTACACATTGCGAATATTTTTTTGCGTTGTTCTATAGATAGTTTTTTATTATCCGGAACCTCTACTTCTGCTTTTAGTGGATATCCGTTTTCTAGTAAGTCAATGTGACTTTGTTCAAGTTCAACACCAGTAGCAACGACGGAATAAGTACCGTCGTTATCTTTCTGGTATCTTGTAATGTATTGCATTTAAACCACACCTTAAAACGCTAAATCTTGGTCGTCATATCCAAATTGGCCACTGCTTTCAAATGGATTGCTTTGTTGAGACATTGATGTTTGTTGTTGTGCCCCGTTATTTTCTTCAGCTTTTTGCTTATCTGTCTTCGGAATAGGTTTGTTAACAACATCATCGCCCTTTTTGTAAGGTTTAATAAATGAAAAATCCGTAAAATACTTACCTTCATCTTCATTGAATTTCCATTTCAATACCAAGTGACAAAACTTACCAATAAGATCATTGGTATCAAAATCTAAGCTAGGAAGATTTAACTTAATACCTAATCGAGTAACTAATTCAATCAATTGTTTTTCTTGGAAATCATATTTATACGGCGGTACAAATTGATTATGTTTATATTGTTTGCCTTCATCATTTTCAAATACGATTGTGAAATATCTATTTTCTCTATCATTGAATTCAATATTTTTAACTTTCACTGTGAATTCTCCAGCTTGAAACCCTGCTGAGCCGTTATAAAACTTTTCTTGATTTGTTTCTTTAGTAAATTGCGCTTGTCCTGTGATTTTCATAATTAAATACCGTCCTTTTTAGTTTTTTATTAGTTTCCGTTTTGTGCCATATCTATAATTTTTGAAATTGAAGCATTTTTAATACCTGGATTATTGATTGTTATTTGCGGATTATGCCTAACTTTAGTTGTATATAAATTAGAAGGTTCTACAGAAAACACATAATTGTGTGTCGCATTTCCGTTCTCATCTGTATGATCTTCTATAAATGTGTGTCCTATAATGTCGAACTGAGTTACTAAGTTGTTGTGTATTGCCGGTTGTACTTCAATTGATATTCTAGGATTAATAATTTTTCCGTTCTCATCTTTATCTTCTGAGTTAAGCCCTTCATGTCCTGTAAGCACAACGTGAAATCCGAGCTTATCTTTAACCTTTAATAGGTGCCTAATCGAGTTAACAATTAATTTAGATGTTTCCCCATAATCTTGAATTCTTGCTTTTTTGACTTGGTGCGTGTTCATCACATGAGTCAGCGTTATATCTCTTAACTTTTGTGCTGTTTCAATTACAACCACATCAAGTAACTTTCCTCTTTGTCTAGCTGTATTTACAATCGATTCAATACTCGCAATTGTGTTTCTAAAAGCAATGTAATTGTCGACCCTCTTCACAAAACCTTGCCGCGTTACTTGAGTGCCATCTTCGTGAATATCAATAATAAAAGCGTTGTTTTCTCTAGTGGCTAAAGTCGTCTTTCCGGTTCCTGATTTGCCATATACCATAATTGAATAATAGTTCTGAGTATCTTCGTTAATTTCTTCAATACCTAGTTCTTGTAAAATGTCTTGTTCCTCACTCATCACTTAATCACCAAACTTTCCGTTACCTTTAATTCAGCACCCGGAATATCTTTGCCAGCTTTCAAATCATCGATTAGTTGCTTAGAATTAAGTTTCGGGGCTTGTGATAGCCAATAATCCTTTGGAATAAGTTTTTCATCGATAATATTTTTACTAGCCCCGTTTTTACGCTTGTAAATATGATTAGTAGCTGTGCGGTAACTATCTACTTCCTGTGTTTCTAACATCTCTTTTAAGTAATCTCTTAATCGATCAGTTAAATTTTGTTTTTGTTTTTTTAAATTTTGAAGTCTCTTAATCTCTTTATCTATGACATCTATGTCACCTAATGTTTCACGTCTCCAATTGACGATGTTATCTACTTTGACATTCATTTCTGCTTTGATAGAATCTAATGTGTCTTTTAGTAATGTTGGATCTAATTCACCTTGATTAGACATCTCTTTAAATGCTCCTGATAGCTCATATAGATTAGCCATTAGTTAATCCCCCTCTACCATTTCATGACTAAGTTAATTAGTCTGTCCTGTTCGTCTGTGTTCTCTTCAATCCATTCGTTTATAACGTCACGCATTGCATCCGTCGCAATATATAGTTCGCTTAAATCTATGACATGAAACGATTTAAGTGGAACATTATTCATATCCTTGATTTGTATACTGATACCGTCATGTCTCTTCATCGCAGACACTTTAAATTCGAACCCGTTAAAGTTTATAATTTTATTTTTTATCTCACCCGCTTTGTAATACATTGTTTTAGTCCTCCTTGTATTCTTCGTACTCCTCTTCGCACTCCTCGTTATCTTCTTCGTTTTGTAATTCATAAATTTTGTTTTTCAGTTTTATATTTTCTTTTTCCAATTTTTCGTTTTTTCTTTCTTCCGCAAAATACTTACCTCTGTAAGTATCTTCTTCTTTATCTTTAACAGCCTTTATTTCAATAAGTTTTCTGTACTCGTTCAATGTGATTGTTACTGTCAATTCTTGATTTGCTACAAAATTATCTTCTTCATTTCTGTATCCTGAGAAATCTTTAGTGTAATAATGTTGTTCTGTTTTAATATTTTCAGCCATAGTTGACTACCTCCGTATATTTTGATTTAATTAAGTTGTATATTTTAATGAACACTTACTGTTACTTGTTGGCGCAAGTAGCAGTTTTTTTATTCTTCATAAAAGTATTCCTTATAAAATATGAATGTCGCGATACTTGCGAATCCTGCAATTGACCATGCTGTAGTGAAGTATAGAAACGGCATAAGTACAATCGCTAAGACTGTGAAGCACAGTACTGCTAATAGGTAGCTTTTATAAATGTTGCTCATTTAATATCCTCCTAATACCATTTTTTATGCTTTCTGATCAAATACTCTTCCAATTTAGAAATATTAATCAGAGTGCCTGTTGGTGAATAATCAATGTATAAATTTTCTACACCTAAATTATCTTTGCGGTAATATTTCAACCAGTTGTATACTGTACTTCTACATACTCCAAACAATTGATGGATTTGTGTAGGTGTTGCGTATAACTTTTTCACAAATTTTTCTTCGCCTCTATATGTGTTTTCTGGTGTTGGTGGTACTATGATTTTTGGCATTTCTATCTTTCCTTTCGTGTATAATGTTGTTATTTGCTAATATTTTGTTCGGCGAACTTCAAAAGGCGACGAGCAGATTCAGTAGAATTTTCAGCATCTTTCGGTATGGTTAAAGATTTGTTGTTTAGATAGTCACTTTGTTCACTGTGAATCCTCCTTAAAAAACAAACTTCTAAATCCTGATTTTTCATATCTACCGGGTCTGCCTTTTTCACTCTTTGCATAATGCTCTATGTTTATGTCGTAACCACCTTCGTAATTTCCGTTTCTAGTTACCCATAAAAATTTAACTACTCGTTTGCTCTTCAGCTCTCCACCTTTATAAATGACTAATGGAACGCTGTTTTCATCTTTCACTTTGATGACAATTAGATCTTTGTGTCTGATATTTTTGTTGAACTTTTTTAAAATCTCCCTCATCTCATGAATTTTTTTCAATATTAATTTCATTACTTTTTGAATGTTCATTTGTTACATCTCTTTTCGTGTATAATATTGTTATCTCCTACAGAGAGGAGGTAAGGAATCTATATAAAACCTGTTATCATAGAATCGCGGACAGAACACCGAAAATCAGAGCCACAAGTGACAGAGTTAACATCAGTAAATAAGGTAAGTGCTCTTTCCAACCCCAAGGATGGTTTTTTAAAGAAGTTTTTATATCATTTAAAATCTTAAACATTTGAAATCCTCCTTTTTCGTCACTCTTTAATTGGAGTGGCGTTGATTTTTTTGTCTAACTTTTTCAATGCTAATTTGTAAATAACTGAAGCATGTTCGGTTTTAAAATGAGATTCAGCAATAATTTTCAATGTTTCTAATTTATTTCTTGCATCACCGTATGTGGTACTTTCTGATAGAACACCTTCTAAAATTTGTTGAACTCGATAATCTAAAAGTTTTAAGTCTTTATTGATGCATTGTTCGACACACTCTTCTTTGGTTAATGTGATTTGTTCCATAGTTTCCTCCTGTTACGACATTTGTACAGGTTTCTGTACATTTTGTTCAAAAAAATATCTACCTACTTTTGTTGGTGGGATTTCTAATAATTCACAGATTCGTTTTATTTCCCATTGTGTAAATAAATTTTTTCCTTGCAACTTGTGATTAATAGATGTCCTTGAAATAGGGATTGCGTTCGCTAAAGAACTTTGGCTATATCTATACTCTGCCATTCTTTCGTACAGCAAACTATAATCGAAATTGTATATCATAAACTCACCTCCCTTCTTGTTCGGTTTTCTGTACAAATCAATTAAAACACCTTTGTTTAAATAAGTCAACACATAAAATACATTTTTCTGTACAATATTTGTTAAAAATTATTGATAATCGTCATTGTACGTAGTATTATGTTCTTAGGAGGTGTTCAGAAATATGAACAGTTTTAAGGATAGATTAAAGCAAATTATGTCTGAACGGAAGATATCTCAATCAGAGCTATCAAGAAGGACTGGTATTGGTAGAAACTCAATTAGCGATTATTTAAACGGAAAATATGAAGCGAAACAAGACAAAGTCTTTGAACTAGCAAAGGCTTTAAACGTTAACGAAGCGTGGCTTATGGGGTTTGATATTTCTAAGAATAGAAAAATTGAAAATAACGACATCACTTCCATATACAGTAAACTCACGCCTCCAAGACAAAGCAATGTACTCAACTACGCAAATAGTCAATTAGATGAACAGAATAAAGTCACTTCTATAGATGAATATAAAGAGTCTAAACTAGTATCGTATGTCGCATGTGGCGCAACTGGTGCTGGTATAGGAGAAGAATTATATGATGACATATTGCATGAAGAAGTATTTTTTAAAGAAGACGAAACGCCATCAAATGCTGATTTTTGTATTTTGGTTAATGGCGATTCAATGGAACCTATGTTAAAACAAGGAACATACGCTTTTATTAAGAAAGAAGATTCTATTAAAGATGGTACAATTGCACTCGTTGTATTAGATGGAGTAAGTCTGATTAAACGTGTAGATATATGTGAAGATTATATTAATTTGGTATCTCTAAATCCGAAGTACGATGATATCAAAGTCGCTTCGTTTAGTGATATTAAAGTAATGGGCAAAGTTGTATTGTGATTAATGGCGCCTATATGGCGCTTTAATATAAAAAACAAGCAAAGGAGAAAATCATCATGAAGAAAATGACAGGTTTATTTTTAGTAAGTGCGTTGGTTTTAGGTGCGTGTGGTAACAATGATAACAGTGAGCGAAAAGAAAAGAAAGAAGATAAAAAATCGGAAGTTAAAAAAGAAACTCAGAAAAACGACTATAAGTCAAAAAGTGAAAAGAAGAAACAAAATGAATCTCAAAAAAATAACAATCATGTTCAAAAAGAAATTAATAACCAACCTGTCCTAAATAATGATACTAACAAAGAACAAAATAATAACAACAATTATACAGTTATAGAAAATGGGGATACAGTTACAGAAATTTATAATGGACAATCACATACAACTACAAATAATCCTGTTAGAGATGATTATGTAGAGGGAGAAACAGATCCAATATATAAAAGAGAGTATAAACATTTCTATACACCTGAAGAAGCTCAAAGAGCACAAGAAAATAGCGACCAAGCATTAAGGGAGATGGGACTCGAACCAGAAAGATACGAATAGTTTTTAAAGTAAATGAATTCACAGGAGGTTTTATTTTGGAAACTCCAGAAGATAAATTGATTCAAAGAATAAAGGAGCTTCGTAAAGAGTATGAAGAAAACGATCTAATGACTGAACTTATTCTTGAATATTTAGTAAAAAAGTATGTTGAAGAGGAATATAGGAAATAAACGCCTGTGTGGCATGAGGAGGATGAGGGATGGAAGATTATCTTTCAGAAAGATTGGAAGATCAAATAAAATGGTACGACAACAAAAGTATGTCATGTCAAAAGTTCTATAATCTAAACAAATATATTCAAATTGTATCTGGTGCATTGATACCAGCTTTAACACCTTTTTCGTTAGTATTCGAATCTATTTTATTGACGATTATATTATCTATATTAGGCTTAATGATTGTTATTTCTCAATCAATAAGCCACATCAAAAAATTCCACGAAAATTATATACACTACAGAACAACTTGTGAAGCGTTAAAACATGAAAAGCACTTGTTTTTATTCAATGTAGAGCCTTATGACAACGAAAAACAACCACTAAAACTTTTAGTTACTAGAGTTGAATCTATCATTTCTAATGAAAATATCAATTGGCAAACAATGAGACAAGATATCAAGGAGGAAGAAAAATGTTAGGAAAATTATTTGTAAGCTACAGAGCAGATGACGAAGGTTCGCGTTATAAAAACTTATTGGTAGGGTGGTCTGAAAATCCAAATAAAAATTTTTTTGATGTAAAATTTGAGGATACCAGTATTGGCATAAGTATCAATTCTACAGATGCTTATTATATAAAAAGGAAAATCAAGGAGAAAATCAAAAGTTCTAATAAGGTTATATGTATTATTGGAAAAAACACTCATAGCTCCGAATGGGTAAATTGGGAATTAGTAACTGCTCACGACTTAAACAAACCGATTGTTGCAATAAAAATTGATAAAAGTTATACATCTCCTATAGAGATTTATGGAAAGAATGTACATTGGGCATATTCTTTTAATTACGAATCTATCAAAAAAGCACTTCTCGAAGTTTAATCGGGAAGTACTTCATACGTTTTTTCAAAAATATCGGGTTTTACAGGATATTTTTCACCATTAACTCCTGTTATAATCCAATCGCCCTTTTCGGCTTTCATTCTACCTTCTAAAGTTTCAATATAAGTAGTTCTATCTGCTTTTTCTGCATTAACTATAACTGGTTTTTTTCTAACTTTTACTTTAGGAGACATATTATCACCTGCTTTTTACTTTATTATAACATATCATATTTAAGCACTAAAATCACGGGTAGACCGGCCTACCCTTATTATTCCCTTCCCACCTCTAAAAAGTGTGAAGTTAGTTGGAAAAGTATTTTTATAGTTAAGGAAGGAAATGAACATGAACAACTAATTTTAGCATTAAGTCTTACATCCATTGCTTATTACCTTACTTTTAAGCATATGTGGATTAAAGAGTTAAAATACTAAATTAATTTATTTGGTGCGCTTACTCAACGTAAACACCAAAAATCAACATCTAAGGAGTGTACAGAATGAAGTATTTAAAAGAATTATTTACGGATAATCATATTGTTAATAACGATCCTTACTTTAAAGCTGTTCTTAAGTCATTGCTTATAGCTTATGTACTTTTTAATGGTTTCGCCTTAAGCGAATTAGTTACAAAAAGTTGGAAGTTTGCAATTATTTCAATAATATTCATTTTACTAGGTGTATGGCTTACTAAATTTTTAAAATTCAATTTTCTAAGCATTACACCACTTACATTAAAAAACTTTGGAGTTATTCTAGTAGGTTTTTTATTACTAACGAGTTTAGATAAACTACTAGAAATTTTCAATCCTGCGACATCACCAAACGACAAATTAATTATACAAGAATTTGCAGGCACACCTTTTATATTGTTGGTGTTCAGCATAGCTATAGTTCCTGCCATAGTAGAAGAATTGATTTTAAGAGGGTTCTTGTTAAGAGTTGTTTTTAGAGGTCATCTATTAATAGGTTTAATCGTATCAAGTGTAGTGTTTGCATTATTACATGAAGGTAATACTTTTATAGATTATATCCCTTACTTTTACTTTGGGATAATCTGTGGAGTAGCTTATTTGATAACTAAAAGAATTGAAGTAGCTATCGCTATTCATTTTTTGAATAATTTCATAACTCTATTCGATTATTTTTCTTTTTAACATTATCTGAGGGTACTATGTGGTACCCTCATTACTTTATAAATTTACAGGAGGTCTAATCAATGTGGTTTGAAAAATTTAAAAATAAGAACAATGAAACGAAGTATAGATACTACGAGAAATACAAAGATCCGTATACAGATAAATGGAAACGTGTAAGTGTTGTCTTGAATAAGAATACAAAACAATCACAAAAAGAGGCAATGTTTCGATTAGAAGATAAGATAAAAGAAAAATTGAATAACCAGTCATCAAGCGTATTAAAAACTTTGACTTTTCATACACTATTAGATGAATGGCTTGAATATCATATAAAAACATCGGGCTTTAAAGTAACTACGCTTGATAATCTGAAAACAAGAATCAAAAACATTAAAAAGAATAGTTCTCAAAATTTACTTTTAAACAAAATTGATACAAAGTACATGCAAACATTTATTAACGAATTATCAAACGTATATTCTGCAAATCAGGTAAAGCGTCAACTTGGACATATGAAAGAAGCTATTAAATACGCCGTTAAATTTTACAATTATCCAAACGAACATATATTAACTAGCATCACACTGCCAAAGAAGAGTAAGACGATAGAAGATATAGAAAAAGAAGAAGCGAAAATGTATAACTATTTAGAGATGGAACAGGTAATACAGATACGCGATTTTATACTGAACGATAATAACATGCAGTATAGAGCTCGTATTTTAGTTGCTGGAGCTGTAGAAGTTCAAGCTTTAACAGGTATGCGTATAGGTGAGTTAATAGCGCTCCAAGTTAAAGATGTTGACCTCAAAAATAAGACGATCGATATTAACGGTACTATTCACAGAATCAAATGTAATGCTGGATTTGGTCACAAAGATACTACGAAGACTGCAGGTTCAAAAAGAAAAATCGCCATCAATTCAAGGATAGCAAATGTATTGAAAAAAATAATGTTGGAAAATAAAAAGATGCAACAGTGGGAACCAAGCTATGTTGATAGAGGATTTATATTCACAACTTGTCAAGGAAATCCTATGCAAGGCAGTAGGATAAACAAACGATTGTCCTCAGCTGCAGAATCATTAAATATAAACAAAAAAGTTACCACTCACACACTAAGGCATACGCACATAAGTTTATTGGCGGAAATGAATATATCGTTAAAAGCAATTATGAAAAGAGTAGGACATACGGATGAAAAAACGACTATAAAGGTATATACCCATGTAACAGAGAAAATGGACAAAGAGTTAGAGCAAAAATTAGAAAAACTTGTGTACTAA